CCGCCGTTCTGACCAAAGCACCGGAGTGGGCCCGCTTTTCCGACGGCGGGAAAACGGGCGGAGGGGGTAAGCGAGGATGCCCGAGGCGCGCGGGTGCGCGCGAAAATTGAATCATGCAGTGCGGGCGCAAACGACGCGCCTGCGCGAAACGCCGGAGGCTGTGCCAGGCAGCAGCGACATTGGGAACGCCGCCATTGCCTTCTCAGATCCTCCTAACTGGGCCCGGAGCCGCCGGGCCTGGCAGAGTCTCCGGCATGCTGGAGGTGAGCACTTGGCCAGAGAGGACATGATCCGGAAGGACATGGAGCTGGTCGGAACCTACAACGAGATATTTGAGCCGACGATCAAGCAGCTGGCCAAGACGGAACGCGAACTCTCCCGCGCAGAGAAAGAGTGGAAGAAACAGGGGGGGCAGCGGATCTGCACCATGGTCAACAAGACCGGCGCGGAGTACACGGCCAAAAGCCCATACTGGACGGCGGTCGAGGATCTGCGCGCGACGGTGCAGTCGCTCCGCAATCAGCTCGGCTTGACACCGACCGGCCTGAACAAGGCCAGGTCGAAGCTCCAGCCGACCGCGACCGGGAACAGCAAGATTGAGCAGCTGCTCGCGGCAGCGCACGACCACGCCGTAGATCAGGGCGCGCAGTATCAGCGTGACGTCGACGCCTTTGTCGAGTCGGTGCTCTCTGGGGAGTCCGGGTTGTGCGAAGACGTTGTCCTGTCCTGCAAACGGTATGTCGCAGATCTTGGTTCCGGCAAGTGGGATTTCCGCGCGGAGCCGGCCAACGACATCATCGCAATCATCGAGACGATGTTCTGCCACCAGCAAGGCGAATTCCTCGATGCAACGCCGCTGCGCGGTACTCCCTTCCTTCTTCTCCCCTATCACAAATTTATTGTCTACAACCTGATGGGTTTTTATCTGCCGAATACAAAGATCCGGCGCTTCAAAGAAGCTGTGGACTTTATCCCCCGCAAAAACGTCAAGACGACCTTCGCGGCCTCGCTGGCCGGAGCGCTAGCCATGTATGAGCGTGCCTCCGGCTCTAAAGTCTATGAGGTTGGCGGCGCTTTGAAGCAGGCGCTTGAAGGTTTTGACTTCCTCAAATACAACTTCAATCGACTCGGCGTAACAGTCAAAGACGATCCAAACCAGGGGCTGCGTATCATCGACAACAACATGGAGCGATCCATTTCCGGAGACATCGGCGACGGCATGATCTCGATCAACGCCCTTGCCGCGAACCCTGACAAACAGGATTCCTTTAACTGCAACATCGTCATCGCTGACGAGGCCCACACCTACAAAAGCCCGCAGCAATATCAGATTCTGAAGGACGCAACCAAGGCGTACACCAACAAATTGGTCATCATCATCTCCTCCAACGGCCCCAATGCCCGCGGCTTTTTGCTCGGCCACTTGGACTATTGCCGGAAGATCCTGCGCGGAACCGTCACCGGCAACGCGGCAGACAGCATCTTCTGCTTCCTCTGCTCCGCGCCGACACTGGAAAACGGCGACGTTGATCTGCATGATCCGGCTGTGCTGAAAGCAGCCTCGCCGGGCTGGGGCTACTCCATCCGCCCGCAGGACATGATCAACGACGCAGCCATGGCCGCCGAAAACCCGGCGCTCCGGCCAGAGTTCCTCAATAAATCGCTGAACGTCACAACGAACGCGATCAAGGCATGGTTTGACATTCAAGAGTTCCGCAAGAGCGACGAACGATACAGTTGGAGCTATCGGCAGCTTGCGAAGCTGCCCATCCGCTGGTACGGCGGCACGGACCTCTCAAAACTGCATGACCTGACTGCCGGATGCCTCTTCGGCCACTACAAAGGCGTAGACATCATTATTCCGCACGCATGGTTTCCGCGGCCGGCCGCCATCGTCAAGGCGCAGCAAGATCAAATCCCGCTGTTCGGCTGGCAGGAGGACGGCTGGCTGGACATGACCAACGACAAGGTCACGAATCACCACGATGTGGTGCAATGGTACAAAAAACTGCGCGCCGATGGGTTTAAGATCCGCCGCATCGGACACGACCGAAAATTCTGCCGCGAATACTTCGTCGAGATGCAGAAGGAACGCTTCCCCATCAAGGATCAGCCGCAGCTGTTCACACGGAAATCCGAAGGTTTCCGCTACCTGGAGGCCAGCGCCAAGAAAGGAACGCTCTACTACATGCACGCCGAGCCCTATGAGTACTGCGTACAGAATGTCGCCGGAATTGAGAAGGCTGACGACATGGTCATGTATCAAAAAATCGAGCCAAACCTCCGCATCGACCTTTTTGATGCCTCGGTGTTCGCGGTTTGCGCTTATCTCGAAGATCTGACCGCCAGCAATAAGGCGGCAGGCTGGTATGACAAGAAAGACAAGGACGGTGATGCAGATTGAGAGTGAAACCGCAGCGCAGAGGCGTGGACCCAGCGCTGCAGAAATGGATGATCGGCGCGATCGACGCTGATACGTTGGCCGTTCCCGGTTATACCCGGTTAATTGACAGTCCGGATGTGCTTGCCGCCATCGGCGGCCTCGCTGATATCATCTCGAACGCTACGATCCAGCTCATGCGGAACACCGATGACGGCGACGTCCGCGTTCGCAATCAGCTGGCGCGCTTCATGGACATTTCCCCGTGGCGGCACGGGACGCGCAAGGATCTGATCTCCTGGATCGTCTGGACGATGCTGACGACCTCGACCGGAAGTGCCTTCCTCCTTCCGCACACGGAGCGTGGCCTCCTGAGCGAGCTGGAGCCGATGCCCGGCGCGTATGCGCTGAGCGACGATAACGGCCTGACCTACTATGTCATGTGGCAGGGACGGCGATATGCGGCCGACAGCGTACTCCATTTCAAACGCTGGCCCGACCCGGCACAGCCCTGGCAGGGAATCGGCCTGCGGATCAGTCTCCGGGATGTGACCGCGAATCTCCGGCAGGCGGCCGCCACGAAAAAGGGCTTTATGTCCGACAAGTGGAAGCCGAGCGTGATCGTCAAGGTGGATGCGCTGGCCGATGAATTTGCCGATGAGGCGGGACGCAAGCGGCTGGTCGATCAGTATATGTCCGGCAGCTCCGCGGGCGAGCCGTGGGTGATCCCGGCAGAGCTGATGGAGGTGCAGCAGGTCAAGCCCCTGAGTTTGACGGATCTCGCCATCAAGGACAGCGTAGAGCTGGACAAACGTGAGGTCGCGTCGCTGGTCGGTGTGACGCCGTATATGGTCGGCGTCGGCAGCTATTCCGATGCGGAGCACAACCACATGATCCGCACCACAGCAGTCACGATCTCCAACATCATCTGCCAGGAGCTGACGCGAAAACTGCTGATCTCCGAGGAGATGTATTTCCAGATGTCCACACGCCGGCTTTACAGCTACACGCTGCAGGAGCTGGCCAGCGTGGCCGACGATCAGTACATCCGCGGCCTGATGGACGGCAACGAGGCCCGCGATTGGCTCGGCCTCAGCCCGCGCAAGGGCCTGAACGAGCTGGTCATCCTCGAAAACTACATCCCTCGCGGTATGATCGGCAACCAGAAAAAACTAGAAGGAGGCGACGGCAATGCCGAATGAACGCCAGCAGCGGCAGGTGCGCTGCGTAGCCCAGCAGTTCCAGACGCGCTCGGCCAACGATGATTTGTTCATCGAAGGTTATTTCTCCGTCTTCAACAGCGAATACCCGCTTTGGGAAGGCGCGAGCGAGATCGTAAAGCCGGGCGCTTTTACCAATTCCGTCTCCGGAGATGTCCGGGCGCTCATCAACCACGATTCCAGTCTTGTGCTCGGCCGGACGAAGGCCGGAACGCTGACGCTGCGGCAGGATGAGCGGGGCCTCTGGGGCAGCATCAGAATCAATCGGGACGACGTTGACGCCATGAACCTCTACGCCCGCGTCCAGCGGGGTGACGTTGACCAGTGCTCGTTTGGATTTGACATCAAACGCGAAACCTTTGTGGATCTCGGCGACGGAAAATGCCGCTGGGAAATCGAAGAGGTCGATCCTCTCTACGAGGTGTCTGTCTGTACGTTTCCGGCCTACACGGAAACGTCCGTCAGCGCCCGCAAGCAGGATCTGGCCGAAATTGAAAAACGCCGCGCCGAGGCCTGGCGCAGCGACATGAAAAAGAAACTGGGAGGTACACGTAAATGGCATTAAAAGTTTTGCTGCTGCGGAGCCGTCTTGCACCGCTGCAGACTGAGCTTCAGACGCTCGAAACCACGCGAGACGGCTTTGCGGCCCGCGAAGCGGAACTGGAGCATGACATCGCCGAGGCGCAGACCGATGAGGAGCGCAGCGTCGTTGAGGCCGCTGTGAATGCTTTTGAGCAGGAGCGCAGCGCGAACGCCGCGGACATCACCCGTGTGCAGGAACGGATCAACGAGATCAACGAAGAAATCCGCAGTCTGGAAGAAGCGCAGACGCCGCCCGCATCTGATCCCCCGGCGGCAGAGCCGACCGGAACCACCAACACCGAAAGGAGTAATCATTCCATGCCTATCAACAACCCGGAGCGCCGCTGGTTCGGCCTCACCTATCAGGAGCGCGACGCGCTGCTGGCGCAGCCCGCCGTCAAAGAATTCCTGCAGCGCGTCCGCGAGGCGCGCAGTCAGCAGCGCAGCGTAAACGGCGGCGAACTCGGCATCCCTGATGGTTTCCTGCCGATCCTGCGCGATCTGACCTATCAGGAATCCAAGTTCCTGCGCTACTGCTTCACCACGAGTTTCCGCGGCACCACGCGCCAGAACGTTGCCGGTGTTGCACCGGAGGCCATCTGGACCGAAATGACCGACGCGCTCAACGAGCTCGACATTGACTTCTGGCAGCTAACGATGGACGGCTACATGGTCGGCGGCTATATGGCTGTCCCGAACTCCCTGCTGATGGATGACAGTGACCTGCAGCTTGCATCGACCATCCTTCAGGCACTCGCATCCTCGCTCGCAAAAGCGATCGATAAGTCCATCTGGTTCGGCACCGGCGAAAAGATGCCCGTTGGCATCCTGACCCGTCTGGCCGCAACCGCGAAGCCCGCATGGTGGGGCGCGCAGCAGGGCGATTTTACCGACCTGCATACCAGCCACATTCTGAAACTCGACCTCTCCGCCAAGACTGGCGTCGAGTTCTTCCAGCCGCTGGTCGCGGCGCTGGCTGTGGCCAAGCCGGACTACTCCAACGGTACGGTCGTCTGGGCCATGAATCGCAAGACACATCTCGACCTGATGTCCCGCGCGTTGGCCTACAACTCCGCTGCGGCTATGGTTGCAGGCGTCAACAACACCATGCCGGTCGTCGGCGGTGTGATCGTCGAGTGGGAAGTCATGCCGGACAATGAGATTGCAGGCGGTTTCCTGAGTCTCTATCGCTCGGTCGAGCGCGAGGGCACGCTGATCGAATCCAATACAAATGTGCGGTGGCTTCAGAATCAGACCTGCTATAAGGGCCTGCAGCGCCGCGACGGCAAGCCGGCCATCGGTGAGGCGTTTGTGGTCGTCAACTACGGCAATGTGGCCCCGACCACGACCACGACTTTCGGCAAGGACCTCGCTAACACTGCAATTGGCACTTTGATCGTGACGACGGCAGCCGGCACCGGCGCGTCCGGCGACAGCACCGTGACGGTGGCTGGCAACGGCTCCGGCACGCTGAAGTATCAGGTCGGCGGGCAGGCCGTGCCTGTAGCGAACGGCGAGACCGTCGATAAGAGCTGGACAGATCTGCCCGCAAATAAAACCATCAAGAGCGCCACGACCGGCGCGACCATCACCGTCGTCGAGGTCAACGCGGACGGCAAGGCCGTGGCCGTTGGCTCCGGCAGCGTGACCGCCAAGGCGTAAGAGAGGGGGCTGTGGAATGTCAGCAGACCTGCGTCTGACTTACATGAAGGTTGATCTTGGCATTTTGTCGTGCGCTGATCAACAGGAGCTTTATATGCGCGGTCTGCTGACCACAGCCGAATCCTTTGTCCGCCGGCGCGGTATCACGCTGGCGGACGACAGCGACGAGGATGACATGCTGGTCGGCTCCGTGGCCGCGTGGATGTATCGTGCCCGCGGCAACACCGAGCGGGCGGCACTCCCCCGGAATCTTGACATCATGATCAAAGACCGGCTGTGCCACGAGAAAATGAGGGACGGCGGATGATCTACGACAAGATTTTGACGATCTACACGCTGCTCCCTGGTCGGTCTCCTGCCGTGCGCAAGCTCAAGGCCGTCAGCCAGCACTTTTACTGCGAGCGCACAGTCTATGCTTCCCGGTTTTACGCCGGGAAGCAGGCCGGGCAGAAGCTCGTGCGCATGGTGTCCATGCCGCGCAGCGTCTTTGATGCACCGATCGAAGCAGACCAATACTGCACGCTGGAGGATGGACACGTCTATCGCATCGACCAGGCGCAGCGCGAACAGGACGCCGACGGCCTCGACATCAACACGTTAAGCCTTGCGGAGCCGGAGGGAAAATATGAGTTATTCCAAGATTGAAAACGCGCTCAAGACCGTCCTGCCGGATGCGGTCTACAAGGTACAGGCTCCGGAGACGACAAACGACGGCGAGCAGCTGCTCCGCTATCTGGTCTGGACGCCGACCGGCGAGCGCTACGCCTATGCCAACGGCCGCCCCTTCGCCACGATCTATCAGGCCGTTGTGACCGTGGCCACGCAAACCGAAGATGATACGCTCCCCGCCGAAGTCTCAAAGGCTTTGGCGGATGCTCATATCGCGATGCAGATGCCGGAGCACTCCTACGACGTCGAGACAGCCACCTACTACACGGACATTCCATGTGAGGTGATCTGATGGCGCAGATGGAGACCGACGGCATTGAAGAGGCCATCCGGCAGCTGAATAAGGCCGATCTGTTTACCGACGAGAACGTGAAGCGGATGCTGACAGCCGGTTCCGAGGTCATGCTGACCTCTGTAAAATCCGCCTTCGTGGAGTCCGGACATAACAACCCCGGCCGACAGCGGCGTACTGGCGAGACGCTGCGGCATATCACAAAGGCTCGTGTCGTCCGGAAGGACAAAAACGGCGTCCCGTATATGTTCGTTACGATCCACGGGAAGGACAAACGTGGGCAGCGGTACGGCACGAAAGGCTTTGTGCTGAACTACGGCCGGCGAACCGGCGGCAAAATCCCGGCAGACTATTACTGGTCGACCGCGGTACACAACACCTGGCAGCAGGCCAACGACAAGATGTCCGACGTCGCTGCCGACATTCTGAAAGGAGAATGACATGCCTGAATTTGATCTTCGCGGCATGAAGGTCGCGAAATACAATTACGACAAAACGCAGAAGAAAATCAGTTATGACACGCCGATGTCCATGGGCGACGCAATGACGGCAAACCTCGAACTCAAGTTCGCGGAAGGGCGTCTCTATGCCGAGTCCGCGCTGGCAGAGTACATGAAGAAGGTCACGGGCCTGACGGTCAGTCAGGGCGTGAAGTATATCCCGGACGCGACGCAGAAGCTGCTCTTCAAGGCGTATGAGCTGAGCCGTTCGGTCGGTTCCAGCTCCCCCTCGACGGTAAAGAGCATGGCCTACGGCAAGACCTCGACCGGTCAGTACGTCGGCAGCGGATTCTACGCGCCGGATATGATCGACGGCGTAGAGAAGTTCACGGCCATCTTCGTCCACAAGACGCTGTTCGGCCCGCCCAGCAAAACGCTCCAGACCATGGGCGAGCAGATCAACTTCCAGACGCCGACGACCTCCGGCGAAGCGCTGGTCGATGACGCAGGCCACTTGATGGAGTGGAAATCGTTTGACACCGAGGCCGAGGCCATTGCATGGCTCGATGCCTGCTTCACGACGGAACCAACCGTCGTCACCGAGGGAGGATAAACCATGGATCTCCGTTTGAAAACGCTGCCGTTTGAATACGGCGGCCAAAAGCTCCAGCTCTGCTGCAATTTCAACGTGCTGGCAGATCTTCAGGCGGCCGGCGAACTGGATGAGATGCTTGATGAGAAGCGTTCCTTCCGGAATTTCACGCGGCTGCTCGCGGCGCTGGTCAACGAGGCCGCGAACGCTGCCGGGCTGGATCTCTCCGTCACGGATCGCGAGATCGGCCGCGCGGTGAGCTGGAAGGAGTTCCGCCGCATCCAGGGCGATGTGTTCGGCCTGCTGTTCGCAGCGGTCATGGCTCCGGACGATGACGAGGCGGAGTCGACCGAAGAAGAAACAAAAAACGTGGAGACCAAGGAAGCGGCAGCGACGGCCTGAACTTCGCTTGGTACCTGAATATCTGGATCAATGTCCTGCATAACGACGAGGCCGTTTTCTGGCGGACAATGACGCCGGCGCGGTGCGTAGCGCTTTACCGTGAGTTTTTCAAGCTCATGGGCGCACCGGGCCGGCGTGTCGTTTCTGAGTCTCCTGCGGAGACGGAGAAGCCCGCCCGCTTGTCGTTGTCGGCATATCTGATGGGAGGTGGCGGTTGATGGCTGCCCCGAGTATCAACTCAAAAATCAAACTGGACGGCGAGCGGGAATACAAGGCTGCACTGGCCGAGATCAAGAGCGGCCTGAACGTCCTGAAATCCGAGCTAAATCTCGCGTCCGAGCAGTTTCGGGATAACGCGGACAGCGTCGAAGCGCTGACCAAGAAAAACGACATCCTCGACCGCACGATCCTGACGCAGAAGGAAAAAATCGAGCAGATCGAAAAGGCGCTCCAGTCATCGGCCTCCGCCTACGGCGAAGCCGATGAGCGCACCAATCGCTGGAAAACGCAGCTCAACAACGCACAGGCCGAATTGGTCAAGATGGAGCGTGCATTGAAGGACAACGAGGACGCGCTCCAAAAAGCCCAGAGAGAGGCAGACGGCACGACGAACGCTTTTGGCAAGCTGAAAAAGGCGCTGTCCGACACCAAGGAGCAGGGCGGCGGCATCAAGGGTCTGTTTTCCAATCTCAAGGAGGAGTTCTCCGGCAACGACGAGGTCATGCGCGGCCTTGGCGACGCGCTGACGGATGTGGCCGGGAAGTTCGGTATCCAGCTTCCGGAGGGCGCACAGAAGGCCGTGGAATCTCTCAACGGCATCCATGCAGGTGCGGCTTTGGCTGTGACTGGCCTCGCCCTTGTGGCTGCTGCGGTGGTTAAGGCAGAAAAGGCCCTAATCTCCATGACGAAGGAATCCGCCGCCTATGTCGACAATATCCTCACGATGTCGCAAACAACCGGGCAGTCAGCCGAACAGCTTCAGGAGTTTTCTTATGCGACGGAACTGCTAGACGTGTCTATGGATACGCTGCAAGGCTCGCTGACCAAGCTGACCAACAATATGCAAAATGCCATCAACGGAACCGGGGATGCAAAATCCGCCTTTGAGCAGCTCGGCATTTCCCTGACAAACGCCGACGGCAGCATGCGCAGCGCAAACGACGTCTTTTATGACACGATCGATGCGCTCGGCGAGGTGCAGAACGCGACGGAACGTGACGCGCTCTCCATGGACATCTTCGGACGGTCTGCGCAGGATCTCAACCCGCTGATCATTCAGGGCAGCGACACCCTGAAAGATTATGCGAAGGAAGCGCATGACGTTGGCTATGTTCTCGATAACGAAGCGTTAGAAGCACTCGGCGCTGTTGACGACGGATTCCAGCGGTTGCAAAAAACACAGGAATCTGTCAAGAACCAGATGGCTGCGGAGTTTGCTCCGTATCTGACCAAGGCGCTGGAGGACATCCGAGAGCTAATTCAGAAGGTCGGCAAGGCGCTGGTCGAGTCCGGCGCGGTCGATGCTTTTGGCAGTATCCTCGAATCGTCTGTCGCGCTGCTGGAGCCGCTCGGTTCGCTGATCTCCGCTATTCTTCCGGCTTTGACCGCAGCATTGAAACCGATCGCTGAAACGGTTGCCCTGATTGCAGACACGGCCAACGTTATTGTCGGCCTGTTTACGTTCAACGGCGACAAGATCAAAACCGCACTCGGCCTGAACGCCAGCTCCGGCCAGCTCAGCAACATGCAGCGTGCCAGCGGTGCCTATAACGGCTACCGCTATTCGCAGTCTGCGGGCTGGATCACCGAGGGCACCTACACGGACGCGGAGCTGCGGTCAATGTACAACAGCGAGGTTTCCGCTGGGACGGCGCAAGGGACCTTTGAGGCGTGGAAAAATGCCGGGTCGTGGCGCAGAAACGCCAGCGGCACAGACTGGTTCCCCGGTGGGCGGACGCTGCTGAGCGAGCACGGTGCGGAGACCGCGATTCTGCCGCAGGGCACGCGCATCCTGACCGCGCAGGAAACGCGCCAGACCGGCGGCGATACTTACAACATCACGATCGACGCCCACACGGTGCGGGAGTTTGAGGACATCCTCCGCATCGTGCAGGAGCGCCGCAGAGTGGTCCGAATGGGAGGGACATAAATGCCAGACTATACAATTCAGGCGGACAGATCTGCATTTGTGAGCCTGCAATCCCCAAATACCAATTTCAGCAGCGGCACGAAGGAAAATCTGCAAGATAAAGCAGATGGCCTTTTGGTGCATTTTGCGGCAATGGCCGCTGCGGGGCAATTCAAGAAAATTCAGCGGCTACAGTTGTTTGTCGGCACGGACGCGCCCAACGGTGCATACGGGTTTTATGGATATGCGTTAAAAACCGATTTTTCTGAGAAATCTGCGACCTACAATTCGCAGCCGGAAAAGTTCAGCCATCAGTTTTTTTACACAAACAATCTTGCAAACAATTATGCGTCGTCCCCCTATGTTTTAAGCAATTTTGAGCGTGACGGGCTGAAAGCCATCTTTTCGCATGGGCTAAACATCTGTATCGACGCGCTGACCGGGAAGCAAACCAACGTCTATACGTCAAGATCGTCTTATCCTCCCTATATTGTCGTCACAGTCTATGATGAGGTTATCGGCCTGAGTATTTCGGGCCAATCTCCGGCAGCTGGCGGATTTGTAGATCGGACGAAGGCCGCAACCTTTACATGGGCGTCTGCTGCATCCGGTTGGTGCTATGGAGATGTGACGGAAACAACCTGCACGTTCCAGTGGATGGACGGAATATCCGGTACTGTACATACCGTCGCAGCTACTCCACAGACAGGACAGTGCATTATTCCAGCAAACACGTTCCCGGCCAGCAATCAGATTCAATGGCGCGTGTCTGTTGTTTCCAATTCCGGTGTGACGACGACCTCGGATTGGATTACGATCTCCACAAAAGATTCTACGCCGACGGCAACACCGTTGGAACCTATTGATGTCGTTGTTGATGCAAGCCGCTCGGTGTCCTTTTCGTGGCAACATTCCGTCGCGACTGGTACGGCGCAGACAAAAGCTGACCTTGAAATTTCGAGTGACAAAGAGACATGGTCGTCACTCGTAACCGTAACAGGAGCTCTGACAAGTTACACAGCCCCAGCAAATACGCTTGGCAGTGGGACGAAATATTGGCGAGTACGCACCTACAACACAGACGGTACAGCAGGCAGTTGGAGCGATGCAGCACAATTTATTGCAATCGGCGCACCGGCTGCCCCGAGCGTCACTGTGTTGTCGGCGAACTCGCGCCCGGAGATCCGCTGGCAGTCGGATGAACAGCAAGCCTACCAAGTCGAGATTGACGGCGTCTATGCCTCCGGTACGCGCTTCGGAACCGGGAAGACGTGGAAAGCCCCATTTTATCTGGCCGATGGCAACTACACGGTGCGCGTCCGTGTGCAAAACGAATACGGCTTCTGGTCGCCGTGGGGCACGGCGGCGCTCCCGGTCACAAACGTACCGGGCGGCGCGATCACGCTGACCGCCGAGGGCGGCATCGAGGCGGCACTCAGCTGGACGCCGGGCAGCTTTGACTACTATCTGGTCTACCGGGACGGCGTGGCCATCGCGAAGGTCACGGAACCAAGCTACACCGACGCAGCCAGCATTGGTGGTGTGCGCTATCAGGTGCGCGGCTGCTACGACAACAGCGACAATTACAGTCTGTCCGAGGCCGTGGAGGTCACGGTCATCACAGACAACGTCCGACTCTACGACATGGAGCGCGGCGAGTGGCTGCATTTCCTCTATGATTCTTCGGCACACCGCAGCACGGGTCTGAGCCTGTCCCAGGACATCCAATATGTCCAGATCTCCGGGCACACCTACCCGGTCGCCGAGCGGAGCGAATTTAAGTCCCGTGCGCTGCGGATCACCTGCGTCTGCGCGGACGACGCGGAGCGGCAGGCTCTGCGGGCGCTACTCGGCCACCTGACCTGCTGCAAGACGCCGGAGGGCAACATGACCATCGGCTACCCGGCCAGCATCACGGAAAACTCTGACGATTTCTTCAGCACTTACAGCTTTACCATCGAACAGATCGACCGAAAGGAGGAGATCGACATTGATTCGTGACATCTCCTACCACGTCAACGTCCTGCGCAACGGAGCCGAGTTTGCCCGGCTCCATTGGCGCAGCGGCGACAACCCCAACATCATGGTCAACAAGGATGCCGAGATCAAAGGCAGCTTCTCCGGGCGGTTCTACGTGCCCGACACGGTCGATCTGCTGTCAGACGAGCTGCAGCCCGTCATGCGGCTGAACGGCGTGGAGACGCCGCTGGGCGTCTTCCAGACGGCGACTCCGAGCCGCGTAACCGACCGCTACAACACGATCATCCAGATCGAGGCATACGACCGCTGCTGGCGGCTGCAAAACCAGCGTACGGAGAACATCCTGCACATCGCCGCCGGCACGTCCTACATTACGAAGATCCGCCAGATGCTCACGGAGGCCGGGATCGGGCTGGTCATTGTGGCTCCGTCCACAGCCACGCTCCAGACCGACCGCGAGGATTGGGAGATCGGTACGACCTATCTGTCCATCATCAATCAGCTTCTGGCCGAGATCAATTATAGCGACGTGTGGTTCGACGGCGGCGGCATCGCACATTTGGAGCCGTATGAACAGCCCAGCGCCGACCGCATCGATCATGCCTATTCCGATACCGACGTCGTCCACGCGCAGCCGATCGGGCCGGATCACAACGACGAGACGGACATTTTCAACGCGCCGAACGTCTTTGTCCGAATCTGCAGCAATCCGGATCTCGATGCCGACATGGTGGCCACGGCGGTCAACGAGTCCCCGACGTCCAGCACGTCCACGTTCAAACGCAAAATGCGCATCGTGGATGTGCAGCGTGTGGACAACATTGCAAGTCAGGATGAGCTTCAGGCCGCCGCAGACCGCGCCCGGAATGAATCCATGTTAGCGGCGCGAACCATCACATTTCAGACACTCAACGAGCCGGGCCACGGCGTCGGGGACATCATCTCCATCGACGACCCGGAACTGGCTGGAATCTACGAGGAGACCGGCTGGTCGCTGACCATGGCCACCGGCCAGATGATGCAGCACACAGCGAAAAGGACGGTGATTGCATGATGGATCTGTTTACGGCCACGCTGGAGAGCCCGCAGGAATCGCCGCTGCTCTCGCTGGCGACAATCGGCGCGAAGTACACGGACGGCGTCTCGCTGATCTTCCCCGGCCAGACCGAGGCAACTGCGAAGCACTACCGCTGCAATCCGGATGTCCCCTTTGCCGCCGGCAACCGCGTCCTAATCGCCCGCGTCAGCGGCAGCTATGTGGTGCTGTGCAAGGTCGGCAAGCCAAAGTAAGGAGGTAGCTATGAGCCTAAAAATCATGCAAGGCGACCAGTACGCCATTGTTTTTACTGGGACGCAGGACGGCGCGCCGCTCGACCTATCCAAGATTGAGATGATCGAGTTCATCGTTGGGAAGCTGCGCAAAATCTATCCCGGCGAGGTCACGACGGACACAGACGGAAACTTCCTGTTCCCTCTGACGCAGGAGGAAACCTTTCAGTTCAAAAGCGCTTCTCAGGCCGTTCAGATCCGCGTCAAGTTTACCGGCGCGGAGCCGGTTGTCCTCGGTACCAGCATTGAGGGCATCCGCGTGAGCGATTCCATCAGTAAGGTGGTGCTGTGATGATCCACTTTGACATCGGCGGAAAGCCGAGCATCCAATTCAGCCTGCCGTCCTTGCGGGTGTCACCCGGCGGGAGTGGCGGCGGCAACGTCTCATCCGCGCAGATCAACACCATCGTAGCCCTCGACCGGGCGGAATATGACGCGCTGGCCGTCAAGGATGCAAAGACACTGTATCTGATTCGGGGGTGACGGAATGATCACAGTCGGAGAAGAACAGCTCAAGGAGTTGTTTGTCGGTGAGATGGGCATCAAGAATGCCTGCATCGGCGAAGAACCCATCTATACCCGCCCGGGCGGATATTTATACATCGAACTGAGCGAAAAGAAAGGGGCATAACCTATGGCAAGTTTTTTCAATCTAATTCTTGATACGCTTGCACCGTCTGGGTTGACACTGAAGCTCAACGGCGGCGCGACGTATGCAACCAGCAACACCGTCACCGCAACGATCACGCTGACGGATGAAACCAAGACCGGCTACCAGATGAAGCTCTGGGGCATCAAGGCAGCGGCAACGGAAGAGGACGCATCGTGGGAAACCTTCTCGGCCAGCAAGTCCATCATCCTGACGGAAGGCGATGGCCTGAAAACCGTGCATATCAAGGTGCGGGATGACGTCGGCAACGAAACGGCTGCGGTCACAGCGTCTATCACGGTCAATACGGCTGTTCCGGTGGTCACGATCACTGGCCCCGACAAGACCAGAATCTCCAAAGTCTCCGGCTTCGACACCTGCGCGTTCTCCTTCACCTGCGACGTGGACTTCGAGGAATACACGGTGCGTGTTGTGCCGAGCACCAGCAGCCTCCATGACGCCGGTACGCAGATCCCGACCACTGGCGGTTCCAGCAACACCAGCGGCACGGCTGGCGGCTACAAGAAGGCCACGGCGATCAATACCACCATCAAGGGCGCTGACCTTGCGACGGCATCCTCCGGCGACGGTACGAAGATCATCAAGGTCTTTGTGAAGAACGCCGCCGGGACTTGGAGCGTGGCATAATGGCCGCGCCGGGACTGACGTTCACCATCACGGGGAATAAGATTTCGGCAGTCTCCGGTTTCGATTCCATCACCGTCAAGTTCTCATCGGACATCGCGTATCAGGCTTTCGAGTGCCGCGCGACGAAAACCGGCGAGGACTGGGGGCGAGGGAAAGGGGCGCTCATTGCGTCCTTTTCCCAGACCCCGGCGGGGACGGAGCGAACCTTTGAGGTCTACGACGATTTCCTCCTGAATGGTGACGGAGAATATCGAATCTCCCTCTACGCACAGGGCGCGGATGGAAGCTGGAATGATAACTATGGTTTTGTGCCGTCCGGCACGACCAAGACCATGCTGACGGCAGACGGCAAGGAATTTCTCTGCATGAAGGAGTGATTTTATGGCAGACCAGTACAACAGTGCGCACACTGGCGCAGAGATCGATCAGGCGGTATCTGACGTTCAGAACAACAAGGCCGCATGGAGCGCGAAGGAGCTGCCCGCGGTCACTACTGCTGACAATGGAAAGTTCCTGCGTGTTGTTTCCGGTGCATGGGCGGCAGTGAGCATTGCAAACGCGAATGGAGGTAGCTTCTGATGGCTGAATATCTGACAAACACAACCGACCTGACAAAGGTTGCATCAGCTATCCGGGAAAAGGGCGGCACATCTGACCCACTGGTCTACCCGGACGGATTTGTGACAGCGATTCAGGCCATTCAGACTGGTGGCCCCACACCCGGTACGCCAGGGGACATCACGTTTTATGATTACGATGGCACGATCGTCACGTCTTGGACATTAGAAGAACTAGCAACAAAGACAGCGCTGCCAGATTATCCATCGCATGAGGGGCTTATCTGTCAGGGCTGGAACTGGTCGCTTGCTGACCTTAAGACCACAAATCGCAAAATGAATGTCGGCGCTATGTACATCACGGATGACGGCAAAACCAGAATCTATATCCGTCTGGAAGAAGGGCGTACATCTCCAATGCTTGGCGTTTGTCCGAATGGCACTGTCACCGTGGATTGGGGCGATGGAACCACACCAGATACGCTGACAGGAACAAGCACATCAACTGTAAAATGGACACCGAATCATGCCTATGCTGCGCCGGGTGAGTATGTGATTAAACTAACAGTCGATGGAAAGATGGGGTTTTATGGGTCTTCGTCTGATAATCAATATAGTGCAATTCTTCGGTATTCATCTGGTTCGGACGGTCGTAATCATGTTTACCAAAACAGTGTTCAGAAAATCGAGATTGGAAACGGTGTAACAAGTATTGGCAACTATGCGTTTCATTATTGCTATTCTTTTACATCAGTTACAATTCCTGATAGTGTAACAAGTATTGGAAGTTATGTGTTCAGCTATTGTTATCATCTTACATCAGTTACAATTTCTAATAGTGTAACAAGTATTAGCATCCGTGCGTTCGAGAATTGCTATTCCCTTGCGTCAATCACAATTCCAAACGGTGTAACAAGTATTGGCAACTATGCGTTTCATTATTGCCGTTCCATTGCGTCAATCATAATTCCAAATAGTGTAACAAGTATTGGAACTTATGTGTTCAGCGGTTGCTACGGTGTAGCTTTTTATGATTTCAGCAACCACACATCAGTCCCCACACTTGCAAACACCAATGCGTTTACTAATATCTCTGCTGACTGTCAAATTCGTGTTCCAGCATCGCTTGCCGGCGAGTGGATGGCAGCGACAAACTGGTCAACTTATGCAAATTATATTGTGGGGGTGTAAAAATGATTCAGAGAGAATTTTATACACAGCGTAAAGATGGTGTGAAGCTATACCGTACCTGTTCTGATGCAGGAATGATGATTCGGCAGAATGAAACTGGTGTGGAATATGCAGAGGCTATCGATGTTGAGGGAGCGGCATATACCTACACAGAGACGGAAACGCAGATTGAAACGCCGGAGATGACTACAGAAGAACGTTTGCAAGACGCTGAGACGGCACTAGGAATCATGTTTGGGGAGGCGGAATGATGAGCTACACAGAAAGGGCCAGAGCATTGCGCCCCTATATCGTCAAGGCTTCAGCCAGTCTGACGGATGCGGACGCCGTGAAGGCAAAGGAGCTGTATGACCGCTGGGCGGCAGGAATGTCCGTGGAGGTCAACGACCGGCTGGTCTATGCAGACAGGCTCTATCGCGTGACACAGGCCCACACGACACAGGAGGGCTGGGAGCCGGACAAAGTCCCGGCGCTGTTTACCGTCATCGACGAGACCCACGCGGGCACACAGGACGACCCCATCCCCGCCGCAAAAGGCATGGAGTACACCTACGGACTTTACTACACAGACCCGGAGGACGGCAAGCTCTACCGCTGCGAACGGACGGGCGAGCAGCCGGGCGGCAAGGTGACGCTGCAGTTTTTGCCCCATGAGCTGGTGGGGCTGTATTTTACCGAAGTATAAAGGAGAAAGAGAAATGGATGCGACCACGATCATTGTAGCGATCCTCGGCTCGTCTGCGCTGACGACCGTCGTTCAGGCAATCGTCAGCGCGATCCAGAAGAAGAAAGGCAAGGGCGACGCGCAGAGCGCACACCTGAAGGCAATCGACGAGAAGATCGACAAGATCACGAGATTGCAGGATGAGCAGTATTTGAGCATTCTGCGCCTCACGATCATGTCCGAGGAAATGCCGATGTCAGAACGCTTGATTGCTGGGAAGAAGTATGTCAATCGCGGCGGCAATGGGGATGTCAAAAAGGCGCTCCATAAGCTCGAAGAGCAGTGCGAGGCCGGACGGCATGAGGCAAATTAGAAAGAGCCGCCTAACGAAGGGCAAGATGGCGCGGCAGCTAGTGTACTTTTGTATCTGGGTGCTGTTTGGCGTCCTGCTCTGGGCGGCGGCAGTCAAAACGGCGGCACTGGTAACGGGCCGGGACGTGGATTTATCCGACGTCCTGACATTCGCAGGAGCCGCGTTCGGCGGGGAGCTGCTGATGCTCCTTGCGAAGAGAGTATTTGCAAAAAAATCGGACGACGAAGGGAGTACATAACATGGAAAAGATCATGAAACGGCTTTCGAATCTGCTGAGCGTGAAGTCGCTGGTGACGCTGCTGCTGACGGTGGTGTTTACGGTGCTGGCGCTCCGGGGCGACATCACGGGCAATGATTTCTTGACGATCTTCCTGATGGTCATCACGTTCTATTTCGGCACGCAGTCGCAGAAGGCACAGGACGCGATGGATGCGAAGGGTGACGGCGATGGCACTGAAAATTAACGATACCATAAGGGCAACGAGAGTGGGCGGAAAGCGTCCGCTCTCGGCCATCCGGGCGATCGTGTTCCACTACACGGCAAACACTGGCCAGCATGCAACGGCGCTCGGGAACGCGTGGTATTTTGCAAACGGCAGCGATGGACGCGCTGCTTCGGCACATTTCGTGGTAGACGAGGGCGATACCGTTTACCAGTGTGTGCCGCTGGATGTGGTTGCGTGGGCCGTGGGCGACGGCAGGAGCGGCAAATTCGGCAAGGTGTACAACAACTACAACACGGTATCTATCGAGATGGTGAGCCACACAGACGCTTCCAGCAAGTATTACATCCCGGAGGCAACGATGCGCAACGCTGCGCGGCTCTATCAGATGTTGCTGAAGCAGCTGCCGAACGTGCAGGCGGCGATTCGGCACTATGACATTTCGATGAAGCTGTGCTTACCGACGGACACGACGGAGATTTTGACCCGCGACGGGTGGAAGAACATTACAAGCGTTTCTGTTGGTGAGGATGTTATGACATTCAATACCGATGACGGGACGGCGACATTCTCGCCGGTTATGGATGTTGTAGAACCGTATGATGCAGAGGTCGTGGATTGCAGAGGATTCGAAGCGACGACAAATCACAGACTTTGGGCAAAGCCGAACTGCGCAAATTCCCATGATTTCCGCGAAACTACATACGGCTATATCCTTGATGGAAAGAAACAGTATGTTATTCCTACTTCGGCACGATATACCGCACCGGGATTGCCGCTGACAGACGACCAGATCCAACTTCTTGTATGGGTGCAGGGTGACGGCCATTACATGAAGAAAAAGAACGGTGAAATTAGCGGGCTGGAATTCCATTTGAAAAAGAAGCGAAAGATTGACCGCGTGAAGGAAGTTCTTGATGCAAATCTGATGAGCTATACAGAGTGTTTCAAGGCTGACGGCAGCGTTTCCATCCGTATCTATGACAAGAGTGTCGTTGACTGGTGCGAACAATGGCTTCGAAACAAGGAATTTACATATCAGTTTATTGATATGGATCAAGGGCAGTTTAGCATTTTTGCGGAAGAAATCCTCGATGTGGACGGATGCAGGGCGGCAAATTGTTATACATCAACTTCTGCAAACAACCTCGACATTGTTCAGGCTATCGCGGCTACGCATGGTGTACGAAGCCACATTGGGCCGCTTGGTGGCGGAAAGGACACGTCGGTACACTTCTCTGTAAGCAACCGCGTGATTGGCAAATTGATGTGCGACACAACTACGCGAGATACCGAAGTGTCTTGCGTGAGCGTGGAATCAGGATACATTCTGATTCGCCAGAAGAAGGATACATTCATTGTTGGAAACTGCCCGCTGCCGCTGATTGACGAAACGAAGTGGGCGGACTTTAAGAAGCTCTTGGAGGAGGTGGACGAAGTGGTCACGAAAGCAAAGATGATCGTAGATGGCCAGGAGGTCGAGGTCGAACGGATCTTAAAGGACGGCACGAATTATATTAAAATTCGGGACATCGCAAAGGCGCTGGATCTCGAAGTGTCGAACAAGGGCAATGTCCCGATCCTGAGTCATAAGCAGTAGCGCCCCGTGTGCCGCGCCACCCGGATTGGAGGTGGTGACGATCAGCGCGAGGGTGCGGATTCCGGATGACTTGACCGGCCTGCTGCAATGCGAGTGGGAGCAGATCATAGCACAGGCAGGTTACAGTGAGCAGGATGCGGAGATCGTCCGGCGCTATATTATGGGAAAGACGCCGCAAATTGATATCGCGGTGGAGCTGGATATGGCGCGGAGCACGATCACCCGCAGACTGCCGCAGATCTACGCACGAGCGCGGCACACGGCAGCAAAGCTGCAAATGATAAAAACTAAATGATGCACACTAGATATTGAGCAAAACGATACGCCCCGGCAGGAGAAATCCTGTCGGGGCGTTTCCTCATGTTGTGTTAAGAAAGCAAGAACATTTTATTAAATTTTTCTGAATATATTGACATTTCGTAATATGAAGTATATATTGATGGTGCAGGCAGAGATGCACTGTATACCCGTGTAACCGAATTGACGTTTAAGCGATATGTAATATCGTCGGCCACGGGGAAGCCGCCTTCGGGCGGCTTTTTTTGCATGAGGTGTCGAATTATGAATATATTCGTCTACTCGGATGAATCAGGTGTCTTAGATAAAGCACACAATGAAATATTTGCGTTTGGTGGACTGGTGTTTTTGTCGAAAGATGAAAAGGACATCGCATCGAGAAAATACCATGCAGCAGAACGCCGTGTCAGAAAACATGGCGGGTATTGGGACATGGAAATAAAGGCGTCCACGGTTGAGGCCAACGAAAAACGGAAATTGTACCGATCTCTGAACAAGTTTTATAAGTTCGGTGTGGTAGTCGATCAGCAGACTGTTCAGGACGAAATTATGAAAGACAAGAAGTCGAAGCAACGCTATCTTGATTATGTATTCAAGATCGGCGTGAAGCGACTGCTTGAAGAACTGATTAGAAGAAATCGAATCGAGCAAGGAACTGTGGAAAATATGTATTTCTTTGCCGATGAACATTCGACATCTACAAACGGATTTTATGAATTAAGAGAATCACTCGAAGAGGAATTCAAGAGGGGGATGTTCGCACGAGATTATTCAAGATTTTTTCCACCTCTTTTCCCGGAAGTACAAACAGTTTCGTTAGAGTTTTGTAATTCCGCAAGCGTAATCTTGGTAAGGGCTGCGGATATAATCGCAAATAGGATATATCATGACGCGATAAGCGGAAAGTGCCAGAACAATTTTGATGACGATTCTAACAAATTGTTTATTACAAGACTTCCGCCGCAAAAAGACTAATAGTGTTTACATAGCCCATGCAGTTCACCGCTGCATGGGCTTTTTCTATTTGCGTCAGAAATGCGACACTCATGCTACCTTCGTGCGTCCCTTAGAAATTTGAAATCCCTCATACTGAACGTAGGAACTGGCCGGTTCACTACATTTTTTTGGAGGGAAACTCTATGGAATACGCAAGCAACGGCAAGGGGAATCTCGGCGTGACGCTCGGCGCGATCGGCACGGGACTCGGCGTGTTTGGCGGCGGGCTGAGCAACCTGTTCGGCGGCTGGGGCGCGAATCCGGCTGCGGCGGCGATGGCCGCAAGCAACAGCGACAACCATCTCGTAAGCCGCTATGAGGCGTCTCAGGCGGCACGAATCGCAGAGCTGGAAACGGAAGTAAAGCTCCGCGATGCGAACACGTACACGGATCAGAAGATGCTCGAAATGTACAAGTACACGGATGGGCGACTTCGCAGCATCGAAGAGCAGCTGTGCCAGCAGCGTGTCGTCAACGCGCAGACCGTGGCGAATTTGTCCTGTATGCAGAACGAGCTGGCTACGCTGTCGGGCCTGACCAAGACGGTGATCCCCATCAACAACGTCTGCCCGGAACCGATGCAGCGTTATAACAGCTGGACGGCTCCGACCACGACCACCACGACGACTTAAGCAAAAAGGGGCGGCAATAGCCGCCCCGATCTTAACACGGAGGTATCCTTATGGTAACAATCGATCAGGCTATGCGAGGTGCGGCAAAATTCGCAGACAATGAGATCATTCCACATCTGCCGACCGGCAAGGGCATTGGCGCCGGGATTGCGCTGGCGCTCATCATGGACGGCGGGAAAAGCCGTATCCTTGCGCTAAAAGACCATCCGGCAGTGCAAATGATGGGCATTATGGATGAGGATGGAAACATCGACCTTGACCGGCTCTACAACGCCGCGAGGACGCGCGTGGACGGCAAGAAGCTGCCAATCACGGTGCCGATCATTGGCGAGCTGCGCTTTGACGTGGGTGATCTCGATAAGCTTTACAGATACATACAGGAGGCGTGATATGGGAAAAGAATATTACATTGAGCAGCTGAAAGAGCAGCTGCATGAGATCATGAAGCGCCAGGTTACGCTTGGCCGCGCGGAAGAAATCACGGTGTACGCGGATGCCATCTGTGCGCTGCGCAAGATGGGGAGCCACGAGGATGGAGAGGACACAGAATTCACCCGAGAGGATGCTGAAAAGTGGGTATCGCACATGGAGAACGAGGACGGCACGAACGGCGCACACTGGACAATGGAGCAGACGGACGCCGTGGCCAATATCACAGGTGTCAGCGTGAAGTCCTGCGTCTGGTGGGCGGCAATGAACATGATGTACTCGGACTACTACGGTGTAGCTGCAAAGTATGGCCTAGACCGACCGGAGTTCTATGCAGATCTGGCAAAAGCGTTTCTCATGGACAAGGACGCCGGAGGGCCGGAAGAAAAAATGGCTGGGTATTATCATGGGGTTGTGCTCCGTAACAGCTAACCCCTATTGCATATCTATTGCAGATACAGCAAAATTTCTATTGTAAAATCAACGTGTTCTGAATGAATGGGGTTCAAGAGGCCGCTAGTTCGAATCTAGTCACTCGGACCAGAAAGTACCGCAAAACGTATGTTTTGCGGTACTTTTCTTCTGCTTCTTTACGAAATTGTACGGGTATGAATCGGACTAAACCGGTATGTTTTGGTCTATTGCATACGCTGTTGCATACCATATCAAGAGGGCAAATTAGAGCTGTGTGGCTATATTTACGGCCGATTTTAGGTCGGTATGAGTATAATGTGTTGTCATTTCCATCGATGTGTGCCCGATCATAGCCATTTTGTCAGCGTCCGGCGCGTCAATTTTTTTCATGAGGGTTGCAAAAGTATGGCGGCAAGAGTGCGGCACCAGTCGGCGCACTCCTGCCTGCTCCAGCGCCGGATAATACCATTTCTGGCGGAATTTTTTCTGCTGCACCTTCTTCCCGTCCTCGGAAAAGATAAACCCTGGCTTTTCCCATTGCAGCACGTAGTCAATGATTTTAGGGCTGATGGCCACAATGCGGTGCATACCGGCCTCAGTCTTTTCGCCGCCGACAAAATAATAGCTCTGGTTGACCTCGTCATAATGGAGATCTGTGTCTTGAAGCTGGAGCAGCTCCTCAATCCGGAAGCCGGTGTAACACAGGATGAGCACAAGCTCGATCCTTGGCACCGTGCCGACGGCTTTTTTCATTTTTTCGAGCTCTTCATCGGTAAACGGTTCGCGGCCAGCCTGCGTCTCGCCGCCCACACGGAGCAGCTCCGCATAATTCTTGCTGACGACGTCGTCGCGCATTGCAAAGCGAAACAGCATCGTCCCCAGTGCCTTCATATTCTCCTGCGTCCGGCGCCCCTTCGGACAGGCATCCAGGCAGGCCTGCAATGCTGCCGTCTTTAAATCGGCCATCTTCGCAAACCAGATCGGTTCATAGTATTTGTAGGCAGCCTTGTAGCAATTCATTGTGCTGGCCTTTACGTCCTTTTCGTGCTCGGCCTCCCATTTTTCATAGATTTGCCGGAATGTGATGTTTGCTGACAAGGCGGAAAGCTGGACGCGGAGCTGCGGGATATACTCCTGCGCTTCGCGTTTTGTTTTAAAGCCGCTCTTCGTTCGCGTCCGGCGCAGAGGCTTCCCATCTGGCCCTGGAATATAGCCAATCGTAGCAACGGCGCGCCATGTGCCATTCAGCAGCTTGTAGACACTGCCGGTGCCATTCCCCCGTGCTTTTGGTCTTCGTTCTGGTCTCTCCTGCTTCGCGCCGCACTGGGCGCAGAATGGGCCGTCCGGAACGTCTTGTTTACATTTGCGGCAGATCATAGCGTCACCCCCAATAGCGGAGACAGCTTGCAGCCATCAGATGGTCGCGCACCCAGCCGATCTTTGGACTGAGCAGATCGACGAGCAGGAGTATCCCGGCCAGAAATACAATGCCGAGCAGCGCGGCGATGATCTTTCGCTTTAACTTCATGGATTGCTGGCAGAACGCGACTGTTTGACGTAGGTGCTCAATTTCCTTCCGTGCGTCGTGAAGCTCCTGCTGGATATCAGATTCCGGTGGAACATCATCCGGATGGATGTCAAAAAAGCGGTCGAGCGAGATATGCAGGAGGCGACAGACAGGGCCTACGGTGTCGATTCCTGGATTTAATATTTCACCGCGCATGAATTGACCAATGTTCTTCAGAGACTTTCCGGAGGCGTTAGCCAAATCTTGATAGGTCATGTTCGGATAGCGGCTTTCCTTCTTGTTTCGACAAATTTCAGACAAATCTTGTTTCAAAAAACGACTTCCTTTCAAAAAAAGCACTTTTATGGGAACAAAAAAGGAGATTACGGTTCTCGACAAATCACCTTCCCGGGGTGTAATCTGTACTTGCAAGCAGCTCCCACACGCTTGCAGCGGCACAAAAGCCCCGCCGTCGATGGGATGATCGACGACGGGGTGATCCCATCACAACTGTATGCTCCATTCGCCAACAGCCTTAACTACCAAAAGTGTTGGTGTCCCAGAAATCAAGACAGTTCCGTTGTAAACCTCGGTTGTATTAACCAGCAAATCGCCACCAACGCCATACGTCCACACCGCGAAGTGATGCTCTCCAGCATTGCCGGAGATATGTGCTGTTGTCCCGTAACTTTTGATCAAGAGAACAGCGTCTCCATAACCGGAATAGCTGGTGTCTGCACTGATGCTGCCTGTATCGTAAATAGATCGCAGTTCGATTTTCCATGCTCCGCTGGCTTTTACCTCTATCGACGCTACATCGTAGCTCGGGTCTATTGTAAACCCGCTATACGCTTCTGTGGTGTTGACCAGCAACTCTCCATATTCCCCCGCTGAATTGTATGTAGTCACTGAAAAGTGTTTCGCATCACTATTCCCTGTAATGTAAAATGCAAACGGATAATCAGGGGTAACGATGGATAGCACATCGTCTCCATAACCTTCAAGGATTCGCGGCTTTGGTATATCTACTGGAATCTGCATATCATTTTGCACGTTCTGTGACTGCTGCTGATATTCGCCCTGTATGGTCGGCGTAGTCATCGCTGTATCTGGCTCATTCGTTTTTGCGTTTAATCGTATTGTCCCAATTATACTGCCACCGATTGGAACTGCGGCAAGCACTGCCACAACCAAAAACAACGGTATTTGATACAGTTTTCGAGCCGACACGGCTTTGCAGTATTTTGCAGTCCGCACAACGCCAATCAGCGGAAGGACGATACCGAGCAGATACACATGCCACACAAGCATGAAAAGGCCCAAAATGATTAGTATTACATACAGATACACGTTTTTCCCATTGCCATTATCTTTTGCGCTCATCCGTTTCTCCTCCAGTTGAAAACTATTGTGTGCAAAGTTCAAAACCTTGCGATATAATTTTTATACGACCATCAAATTATGAGGGATTGAGAAAGAAAGGAAGTGCTTAGGAATGACCGGCCTGCTCCAGGAATTGATGTCGCTCACACCGGAAGGACTTAGTCGTTTTGCCGGGTATATCGCTGCCTTAAAAACGCGAGATAAGAGCGAGCCTCAGCCTGAGCATCCGGCGGAAGCTCCATAAATTCTTTTGCTACTTTGTAGACCTCATCGGGTACTCCGGTGAGGTTTTCTTTTTTGTCGTCGCTGTCATCAATCAAGTAATCGACGGATACACCAAAAAAGTCGGCAATCATTTTCCAGATTTTCATTCCTGGATCGTACTTCCCTGTCTCGTATCCGGAGATTGCTGCCTGTGATAAATTCAGCGCCTCCGCCAGTTCTTTTTGATTCAGCCCCTTGCTCAAACGGACTTGCTTCAGACGATTCATGACCCTCACCTCGTTTATATTATATCAGCCTTTTTTATTTTTCCCACAAAAAATAAAGAAAATTTATAAAATTTGATTTTCGCTATTGACATATCAAGTTGCTTGATATATAATCCAGAATATCAAGAAACCTTATATTCAATTAAGACAGAAGGTGATTAAAATTAACGGTATCAAATCCAAGCGTGTCGAAGCGGGCCTGTCGCAAAAGCAGCTCGCAGAGATCATGGGCGTCACACAGGCGGCCATTGCGAATTGGGAGACTGGCGGCGTGTATCCGCGCGCCTCGCAGCTCCCTGCGCTGGCCGAGGCGCTGAACTGCACCATCGACGATCTTTACAACGGTGGAAAGGAGCAGCCATGAACGAGCGAGAGAAAGAGGAACGCCGATACCGTATCGGTATGTGGATCAAGCTGACCCTGACGGCGCTTGCGCTGCTGGGGTGGATCATTGAACTGAAAAAGCTCGGTGCATTTTGAGAAAGGAGCGAAAGGAATGTCTACGATAGATGAACTGCGGAGCTGCCAGAAGTTCTTTATCACGCCTTGTGAAGCCGCGCCGTATATCGGCGTCAATCCGCACTGGATCAGGCTGATGGCTCGTGAGCATCCGGAGCGGCTCGGATTTGACACGCTGTGCGTCAACAACCGAGTCAAGATCAACCGTGCGTCATTTATCCGTTTTTTGGAGGGCACATGATCTCCCCCCACTGATATTATCCCACCAAAGGAGTGAGAAATCCATGCAGGAAGCATACATCAATATCTGCGCGGGGTGTCGAAAAAAGGCACATAAGACGCAGGAGCAGTGGGCAGAAGTGCTGCGCGTGTCGGTCGAGACGGTCAAGGCCTGGGAAGGCAATCACCGTATCCCGGACAACTATCATGTCTGCCTGATGGTAAATGCCTGCGGCGATACCTGGTTTGCGTACAAGCACCTTTTGCAGACCTCGGACAGCCTGAATGTGCTGCCGGACATGAAGCGTCAGCCGCTTCCGCTGGCCGTGATCCAGCTGGTCAACCGCATCATCGGCTTTGCCGACCGGAACCGCGACAAGGAGCTGCTGCGCATCGCCGAGGACGGCGTGATCGACACTGCCGAGCGGCCGGCCTATGACCAGATCGTGAACGAGCTGAACGACATCATCGCGGCGGCCTACACGCTGCGCTATGCGGAGGATTCAGAATGAAAAGGGCAGAAAAAAAGAGCCGCCCGGCTGCTGCGAACAACCGAGCGACTGCGTATCCCGTGAACGAGACACTTGAAAGCATCTTCAGTATATCATCAGACTGTTTGTTTTGCAAGGGGGTGAATCGATTTTGAGCGAAGATTTTCGCGCCTTCTGGTCGGTCATCCCGGCCACGGTGCTGGATGATATGTCCATCCCGGCCAATGCGAAGATCCTCTATGGGGTGCTGTCGTCGCTGATGCGGCGCGAGGGTTATTGCTGGCCTAGCAATGCGCAGCTTGCCGAGGCGATGCACTGCTCCGAGGATGTGGTCAAACGATGGGTGTCGGCACTGGCCGAGGCCGGACACATCCGCGTCCGCATCGAGCCGAACCGCAAGGTCGGCGGCAAGATCCGCTACATCTCGCCAGTGCTGGCAGAGCCGTCCATCACGCCCTCGCAGGATGGGTACGGGGACGAATGTCCCGGTACGTACGGGGATAAACTTCCCCGGGTAGGGGGACAAACTTCCCCGTCTATATATAAGGATGGATATAAAAAAGAGAATAAAAAGAAAAAGGAAAAAGAAAAGCCGCAATCGGCTGACGCCGTTGCGTCCGCGCTTCTGTACAAATGCGAGCTGAACGGTCAGCCGCTGGTGGATGCCATGCAGCGGTTTTTGCAAATGCGCGTTGAGATCAAAAAGCCGGTCAAGTCCATGCAGGCTGCTGCCATGCTTTGGAACAAGCTCGTCAAGCTGTCAGCCGGAGATCCGGACTACATGGTCGCCCTGCTGGATAAGGCGACCGAGCGGCAATGGCTGAGTCTGTTCCCGCTGAAGGATGACGAGCTGCCGCAGAGCAGACAGACCGTCTTCGCCGACAATGCCGGGCGCGTGGATCTCAGCGGCGTGGAGTTCGTGTGATGGCCGGCAAGCAAGACGCGCTGATCAGCGCACAGACCTCCGTCCTCGGCTCGATGATCATCGATTCGCGCTGCGTCCCTGTCGTGATGGAGACGATCAAGGAGGACTATTTCACGGTCGGCCAGTATCGGACGATCTTCAATGCGATCCGTGCGCTGGCTGGCGAGGGACGTCCGATCGATGCCGTGACGGTGCTCGACCGGGCCGGAAAAGCCTACGCCGACCTGATCGGCCAGATCATCACGGTCACGCCGACCGCCGCCAATGTCCGCGAGTATTGCCGTATCCTGCGGAGCGAGGCCCGCTTGCAGCTGCTCAAGGACGCAGCCGGCGCAATGCTCGACGCGGAGGACGAAGACGAGATCCGCACGGCGCTGGATCAGGTCAACCGCATCATGGTCGACAAGCCTGGCATCCGAGCCATGAATATGGCGCAGGCGCTGGAAGATTTCTACCGGCGGCACGATCCATCCGTCAAGCCGGACTTCCTGCCGTGGAAGTTTGCCAAGCTCAACAAATACCTCCGGACGGAGCCGGGAGACCTCATCTACATCGGCGGCTATCCCTCGGACGGCAAGACCACGCTTGCACTGCACACGGCCCGAGAGCAGGCAAAAACCAAAAAGGTCGGGTTCTTCAGCTATGAAACAAACTGTGGGAAGCTGGCAGACGCGATGGTCTGCGCTGCCGCGCAGATCGGACTGCCAACCATCCAACTCAACAAACTCGGCGAAAACGAGTGGGACGAACTGGCCTACATTTCCACAGATTTCACGGGCCGTAATCTCGACATCATCGAGGCTGCCGGCATGACGGTCACGGACATCCGCCTCTACACGATGGCGCACCACTACGATGTGATCTACATCGACTATGTCCAGCTCATTCCGGCCAGTGGGAAAAGCCGCTGGGAACAGGAGGATTTCCAGCGGGTCAGCGCGAACAGCCGCGCGCTCAAGCTCTTCGGCCTCCAGTGCGGTGTGACGATCGTGGCCCTCAGCCAGATGACGAGGCCGCAGCGCAACAAGGACGGCATGATCCCGCCGCCGACAATGTCCAGCCTCCGCAGCACCGGCCAGATTGAGCAGGATGCGGACGCCGTTCTGCTGATGTTCCGCGAGGATCAAAAGGTAAAGGATGCCGACCGCATCATCACCTTCGGCAAGATCAAGACCGGCGCAGCCGGCGGTTCATTCAAGCTCCATTTCGACGGCGAAATGCAGACGTTCAGCGATAAGCCGAACGAGCGCAAGCAGCGCCGCGAGGAAGTGCAGCAACAGACGAAAATGCAGGAATTCCGGGAACTTCCAAAAAGCGAACCGCTCCCGGATGATTTCCCGTTTGAACGAAAGGAAGATAACACATGAAAGCAATCGCAATTCTAAATTTGAAAGGCGGTGTCGGAAAGACCGTCACTGCCGTCAACATGGCCCACATCCTGGCCGCCGATCACAAACAGCGCGTGCTCCTGGTTGACTGCGACAGCCAGTGCAACGCGACGGAGTTCTTCGGTGTGCGGCCCGGAATGGGAACGGTCACGCTGGCCGACATTCTGCGCGGTGACTTCGAACCGTACGTCTCGGAGCTGGTCACGGGCACGGATTATCCCGGCGTCGACGTGATCCCCGGCTCCGATGAGCTGATGGACATGGATATGTCCCAAATCACGAGCCAGCGCGTCAACGGCCGCGTCCTTGCGGATCTGTGCTGCACGATCGGTGAGGATGACGAGTACGACTACGTCCTGTTCGACTGCCCGCCGGCCTTTAATGCAGCGAGCGCCGCGGCGCTCCTGGCTGCGGATGAGGTCATCATCCCGATCAAGCTCGACGCCTTTTCCATCCGAGGGCTGGCCAATGTCAGCCGCCAGATCGACAACATGCAGCGCATCAATCCCAAGATCCGCGTTGCCGGGGCGCTCATCACGATGTGGCGCAACGTGCCCGTCGTGCTGGAGGCGGAGGGCAGTCTCCGCGACTGCGGCCTGCTGCCGGTATTTCAGACGGTCATTCGCCGCACCGACAAGGTCGACGAGATGACCTTCGAGCGCAAGCCCATCGCCATCTATTCCCCGCGCAGCGCCGCCGGCTATGATTACCGAAGCTTTGTGCAGGAGTATTTGGAGCCGCCCGTCACAATGGACGATATGCTGAGAGGAGGCGTTGACCGTGCCGTTTGATGTGAGTCGTATTTTGCAGGACGCCGCACCTGCACCGAAAGATATGACGCTGCCGGAAACAGGGCCGCGGACGGCAGAGACCATCGGCAGCGAGATCCGCTATCTGTCCCATCAGGCCAAGTGCATGACGGTCTGGTTCGGAGTGGAGATCGGCAAGCGCCTTGCCGAGGCAAAGGCTATGGTTGGGCACGGCGGATGGCTGGATTTCCTGAAAACAGAAACGGAGTTTTCAAAATCTTCCGCTGCGAGATTTATGCAGATTGCCAAGGAATATGGAAACAATTCAAATTTCCCAACGTTGGGAAATTTGAGCGTGTCGAACGCTTTACAGCTGCTCGCGGTGCCCGCCGAAGAGCGCGAAGAGTTCGCCGAGGCGGTCGATGCGGAGAATCTTTCCGCCCGCGAGCTGGAACAGGCCATCCGGGAGCGCGACGAGGCACGGCGCCAGCTGGAGGCCGAGCGCGAGGCCAGTGAGGGCGCGGCGCTGAAGTTAGCCGACGTCACCTCCGCCCTCGATGCGGAGAAGGAAAAGACGGCAGCACTTCGGGAGCGCACCGACGCGCAGGCCGCGAAGATCACGGAACTGGAAAACCGGCCGGTCGAGGTCGCCGTGCAGGCGGCAGACCCGGCGGAGATTGAAAAGGCTGTTGCGGATGCGCTGGCCGAGGCGGAGAAAACGCACAAGGCCGACGTCGCTGCGCTGGAAAAGCGCCGCAAGGAGGCCGAGAAGAAGCAGGCAGAGCTTCAGGCCGAAGCTGCGAAGGCCATGGCTGACCTGAAGAATAGCACGGGCCGTGCCGATGAGCTGAAGCACCGCGTCGAGACGCTGCAGGCTGAGCTTGAGGCCGCAAAGGCAAACGCCGAGAAGCTTCAGAAGGCAGGCGCGATCCAGTCTGACGCAGACATTGCCGTCTTTCAGAGCTTCTTTCAGGCAGTGCAGGAAAACTTCAACCGCGCCTGCGGCCTGATGCAGAAAATCAAGACTCGCGACGCGGAGAAGGCCGCGAAACTGGCCCGGTTCAGCCGGGACGCGCTGGCCAAGATGTCGGCGCTGGTCGAAAAGGAGGCATGATGGCAAAAAAGAAGCGGCGGATTCTCCCGCCGCCATCTCCTGGGACGGAATGTTATAACCTTCTGTGCCCGTATCGGCACAACAGCACGCAGTCAGCGTATAGCTGCGCGATGGTTCGCCTCTGCGCGGCACGGAAACTGGAAAGGAGTCCACGACATGAATGAGCCATTGACGTTGCAGGAGCTTGTCAGAATGAACGGTCAGCAGGTTTGGGCTGGCGAGCCGTTTAACGATTGGGTCAAGCTCATAATCGGCCCCTATGGCATTCCAAGCAGTATGCCTCCTGTAAAATTGTACCGTGCCCAACCAGATACGTTCGTGGAAGCAGGAAAGGCTGACAATGAAGCGCATAACGAGCTGGAACGGCGACTGTGTGCGGATCAACGGGCATAGCTTTTTCCACGACGAAAATTACATGAGAGTGGTGATTTCGGATGAAGCCACCGTGTGAGAGGAACTGTCCGTCTCGGACAGTGGGATGTCACACAAAGTGTGCGTCGTATCTGGAATATGAGGAAGCAAAACAGGCGGAATATCGGGCAAGAGAAGTTGAACGGAGCCGCGACGCCTACACTGCGGATGCGAAGAAGCGGTGTAAGAGCGTGGAGAGATTACGGAAAGCGGGGTTGCTGTAATGGACTTGGAACACAGCGCGTTTGAGGCGCTGCGATTTGCGTCGGCGCAGAGCTTGAAGCTCTACAAGCAGCCGCTTATGGTTACATACTCGGGTGGAAAGGACAGCGACGTGCTGCTTCGGCTGGCGGAAAACAGTGGTATTCCATTTGAAGTTCGCCACTCCCTGACGACGGCGGATGCACCGGAAACGGTCTATCATGTGAGGGGCACATTCCGACGAATGGAGGAAAAGGGCGTAAAGTGCGTTATCGATGCGCACGTCCAGCCAAACGGAAAGCGCATCACCATGTGGAATCTGATTCCCAAGAAGCTGATGCCGCCCACGAGGCAGGTGCGATATTGCTGCTCCATTCTCAAAGAAGGTGGCGGAAAAGGTAGGTTTATTGCGACTGGTGTGCGATGGGCCGAATCACCCAAGCGGCAAAACGTTCGTGGGCTCATCGAAGTGCAAACACACGATGTCAGTAAAAAGCTGACACTTTTGAATGATAACGATGAATCACGCATGCAATTTGAAACATGCCAGATGAAAGGAAAGCGCATCGTAAATCCAATCATCGGCTGGGATGATACAGACGTGTGGGATTATATTGCAGCCGAGCATATTTGTATGAATCCGCTTTATGACTGCGGTTTCTGTCGTATTGGTTGCATTGGCTGCGTTCTGGCGTCGAAGAAAAAACGCCTGATGGAATTTGCGCTCTACCCGAAGTACAGACTGGCATATATCCGGGCCTACGACCGGATGCTGTTAGAGCGCAAGCGCCTTGGAAAAATGCAAGGCGAGATGCGTTGGGGCACAACAGGCGTAGATGTATATCACTGGATTTTGGAAGACGGCGTACTTCCGGGCCAAGAAGTACTGAAAGAATTTCGGGAGGATTTATTATGATGGACATGGAGAAAGTAATCGATCGACTTAGCACATGCGAACACTGCTTATTCCCGTTTGAGAAAGACTGTCATCAGTTTTTGTGTGGTGTGAGTGAAGAGCTCGCGCGCTTTCGCGCCTGTGATCGTGAGCAGCGAGCTAAAATCTCTGAGCTGCAAAAAACGGTGAAATTGCTCGAAGAATCAAATGCGCATCTGCGGGCACAGCTATCGGCCCTGTCAGAGGAGGGCAAAAATGGATTGGACGCCTGAGAAAATGATCGATGCCATGCGGAGATGTGCAAATCCAACTTCGCGCTGCATGGTGAAGGATTGCCCGGCTGCTGCGTTGGTCGAGCATCGCTGTCAGGACCTGATGATCGCTTGGGGAGCTGAGCAGATCGAGCGCGACCAGAAGGAGCTCGCAGAGCTGCGTGAGAAGATTCCGCAATGGATCAGCTGCAAGGATCGGATGCCGCCAGATCGTGTGGACAAATACCTTGTCACATTTCGCGGCGATGCCGGCGCGCTCGTAGACGTCGCCAAATATTTTCCGGGTGACGGATGGTTTTGTGAAGACTGGCCCGTCCTATCGAACGAGATAACCCGCTGGATGCCGCTACCGGAACCGCCGAAGGAGAACTGAAAATGAAACGCATAACAAGCTGGAAAAACGACTGTGTGCGGATCAACGGGCATAAGCTGGCAGACGTAACATTACCTGACATCGTTCAGATGGCGGATCTTCTTGCGCGCTATGAGGACGCGGACAGTCCGATGATGCGCATCCGGCCGGGCGATACGGTTTGGCTATCTCAGATGTTTTACACGCGCCCCAAAAAGCCGCTCCCGGTCACAGTGGACGCCATACGGATTGACCGGGAGGGCGTGATGTTTATCACGGGGCGACGGAGATTTTCGGAGGAAGCGATTGGAAAGACCGTGTTTCTTTCCAAAGAGGAAGCGGAAAAGGCTTTGCAGGGGATGGAGGAATGACAATGGAACGACTGACTTTTGAGGGCAACTTCTGCGATATTGCGCGGTGCGGGTATCCAACGTGCCCATACAAGGATGGTTGCAGCCAGAAACAGGTATGGGAGAGGCTGAAAGCCTATGAGGACACGGGCCTGACGCCGGAGGAAATCAAGGCTCCGTTTACGGAGGACGCGATGATAAATCTGGCAGCGCAGGCGCTGGGAGTGGAACCTAGCCGCCTGCGGGAACTGGCCGTGGCCGACAAGGACGGGCGCGTGGTGGTTCTGCCGTGCAAGGTGGGCGATGTTGTGTACGGATTCCACGTGGAAAAGACCATATTGCCGATGGTGGCAAAATGGATCGAAACGAACACTGACGGATGGTGCATTGCAGTACAATACACGCCAATGGCCCCAAGGTTTTATAGGTTTTCCGATTTTGGTAAGACCGTATTTCTCACCCGCGAGGAAGCCAAGAAGGCTTTGCAGGAAATGGAGGGAAAATGATGGTAAAAAGAATCTGCGACCGATGCGGGGCGGAGATAAACCCCACGAGTTCGGCAACGTATGTAAACGTAAGGGGCGCCTATCGCGATCCAACGGGAGAAATCGAGCTTTGCTGCTCATGCGGGATGCGCATTCGTGAATGGCTAAAACCGACCGAGGAGGGCAAGAAGAATGTTTGAAAATCGTGTGTGTTTCAGCGTCAGAGGCGAGTTTGGGGCAGAAATGAAATTCGATTCCGAGGGAGAGATTCCACGCGAAGAACTGGAACGTAGCATTGATAAGAATGTATTGCTCGAAATGATGTGTCTTGATCAGCTCGGCTATACAGGCGAGGACGTTACGTTTATTTCGCCAGAGGAATACGACAAACAGTATGGAGATGATGATAATGGCTAAGTTAAAGCCGTGCCCGTTCTGCGGCGGCTCGGCCAAGATCGTCCTGTGCGACGATGAAGGAAATCTTCACGATGAAGATTATGCGTTGAGACCTTATAGCGGGGTGGGTTTTATGATCAGGCATACTCACGAAGAAAACCCGCAGTGCCCGATTGCGACATACGAGGTAGACGGCGGCATAGTCGGTGACGTGTATATCTACGATACCGAAGAGCAAGCCGCAGAGGCTTGGAACAGGAGGGTAAATGATGGCTGACGAATATATCAGGCGCGAGGATTTTATTCAGCACTTGGAAAAATGCAAAAAAGGCGCCGCTGTAACAAACCTTGTATGGGCTGCAATCATGGCGATCGAACGTGATGTAAGAGATATGCCAGCCGCCGACGTTGCGCCGGTGGTGCGCTGCAAGGACTGCGAGCATGCGCGTGATCTCGGTTTTCAATTCGGCAGTCTGGCGCATGAGTCGTGGTTTTGCATATACAATGGGCCTCACACCACAGGCGCAAATGATTTTTGCAGCCACGGGCAAAAACGAGAGAAAGGAGAACTTGAAGATGATCCTTGATATTTTGAATCTGCTGGCGCTGATCGAGTGGATCGCGCTGGGCGTTGTTGTCTGGCTCAAGGCGCGGAGCCTGTATCGCCGCTCGAAAGCGGTGCTGGATGCGCTGCAATCGGAAGAAACGGAGGTTTATGAAGATGACGCGGAAACGCTGCTGTAAATTGCTGATGGCCTGCGGAGCCACCAGGAACGAAGCAAACCAAGCTATGCGCTTTGCGCACAAAGTGTACAATTGCACAAACTACGAATGTCTCCACCTCGCATTGAAGCCGCTGCTGTACTTGCAAACCCTTCGCAACCGACCTAGCGTTCCCGACACAGTGCTTAAAGCATTTGGTATCAATCCGGATGAACTATAAATGATTTGGACTTTTGCCCGCGCGGGATGCCATTGCCGTGGCGGGGAGGATCAGCCGGATGATATAGCCAGCCCGGATCTCCGGGCTGGCACACAAAGAAAGGGATGATAACATCAGTCGAGTGATAGAGCTTCAGGCCGGGACGCGATTCCGAGCCATTGAGCTGGCCGCGGCTCCGCAGCAAAAGCGGACGCGGGCGTCGCGGCAATTTGAGACGAGCCTTGTACGGGAGGCCGTGAACATCAAGACCGCCTGCATGCGGTTGGAATTTCTGCTTTATGCAAACTTTGCACTGGATGATTGGTTCGTGACGCTGACCTATGACGAGGACTTCCTTCCACCGAACTATGAGACGGCCCGGAAGAATCAGCCGGCCTACTTCCGCAGGCTGCGGCAGGCCCGCCGGGCGGAAGATCTTCCGTTTGATTATGTGTACGTCATGGAGGGCCTGCACGGCGACCATCGCATCCATCACCATTTTGTGACCAAGCGCGCGCCGGGCAACGACATCGCCCTATTCCGTGAACTGTGGGGCAAAGGCTTTGTCGATGTGCAGACCATTGAGGAGTTCGGCGGCTATCGCGCCGTCGCGCAGTATATGACCAAGGAGCCGCGCAAGACCGGCAAACTCCGGGTCGGCGCTCGGATGTGGACACCAAGTATCGGGCTGGTACAGCCGGAGCGGCACGACATCGAGCTTGCACCGGGCGAGCACTACTCGCCGCCGCCGGGCGCTTCGGCCTTCGAAGGTGGAAAGTTCCCGGAACGCATCGAGAACTGTTACGGGACCTTTGTGACCTACGATTTCGAAATCCCGGCTTTGCAAACTTAATATCTATATTTTGACTTGAAACAATATATAAATACTGGGAAGGAGCGACAAAAGGACTTGCAATCTGAGAAACGGCGTGATATACTGTTAGTGTCAGCAGACGGGAAGTTGATTTGCCCGTTGTGCGGGCGGCCGACGCAGCAGCGTGTGCGGCCGACGACCGTGCTGACAGACTTCCCGCTGTACTGCAAGCTGTGCAAGCGAGAGTCGATCGTGAATATGAGCCAGAGCCAAAACCATCGAGTTAGTGCCAGCGCCAAATGATTTGACCGTGAAAACGGAGAATCGTTTGGCGTTTTTGTTTTGCACCCGAGGTGATAGCCGGATGGCATGAGCGCCATGATCTCCGTCGTGAGGTCATGGCGCTTTTTGTTTGTCCATGGATTACAAAAGCAAACGCTGGCTGCACCTGCGCGACGCGGTGCTCCGGCGTGACAAGTACCGATGCCGAGAGGCCGCAAGGTTCGGCAGGAACGAGCTGGCGACCGTTGCCCACCACGTCTACCCGGTGGAAGATTTCCCCGGCTGGCAATGGTGCGGCTGGAATCTGATCGCTGTGAGTCAGGCAGCGCACAACAGCTTCCACGACCGCGTGACCGGCAAGCTGACCGATCGCGGCCTCGCGTGGCAGCGGCGAGTGATCCCCCCTCCCGATGCGCCGCCGCCGTTCTGACC